TGTTTGTAGGTACGAAAGCAAACTCATCAAGGAATATGATATTATAAGAACCACCTCGAATAGCACTTGAAGAAGTGGCGGCAGCAACAATAGTTGATTTATTTTCTAATTCAATATTACCTTTGTTCCAATTAACTACACCTTGTTGCATCCATTTAGGTAAATTTTCATATGCAAGTTGAAGTCTGCTTAATATATCTCTAGCAGTAGATGATTTGTTTGCTAAAATAGCAATGTTAGAATTTGAATTAAACATTGCATAGTGCATTAAATAAGAAATTGTTGTTGTTGATTTACCTGATTGTCTTGGTAGTTTACAAATTGTAAATCTATTGTCGTGTATTGTTTGTACTATTTTCTTTTGAAAGCCATACATTTTAAATGGCACAAGACCTTCATCAAGCGAAACAATCTTAACATATTTTTCCATAAAGTAAATAGGATCTCCAGCACACTTTTGATACTCAACAATTTGTTCTTGTGAAAATTCAACAGGTGTGTTAATCTTTTTAAGATTAGGATTTCCTAAATATGCGTCATTACTCATTTTCTATTATACCTTCTATATGTGTATATCCTAATTGAATTGCAGCTTGTATTCTTTGACTACCTTTAAATACACTCCATTTTTTTTCTTTATATGGCACACCACTTGCACCGTATCTTACTTTATCAAAGACTTCGTGTTTAACAACTTGTATTGGATCAATCATTTCTTCACCATTTAATAATTCTTTTAATGGTGTCATTGACCTAATATAGGTTAAATCACTTATCTGAAATATCTGTTTCTTTGGGTGTGATGTTTTTGCTTTTAGTATCTTCATTATTTTGTTTCAACATCTTTTGTAATTCTGCTGTAGAACCAACGAAAAGAGCATTTTTTATATTCGCATTTGTTTTATTAGGGACTTCTTTTAAGTCTTTTAATTTTTTTTGTAAGTCTTGTAGTTTATCTACAGTTGTAGCAACTTGTCCTATAAGTTGACCTGCAACTTCATAAGCACGTGGGTGTTGTCCTTCTTGTGCAATGTCTAATATACCTTGTATTGCCTCTTGTCCTTTTTCAATTAGATTATAATAATTTTCTCTACTATATTTGTAATCATTATCCACATCTTCTTTATTTTTATCTTCCATTCTAGGAACTAAAGGTTTAAATTCTTTTTGTTCAACAGGTGCTTTTGTTTCAACACCTAAAATCTCATTTACTTTATCTTCTAATTTACTCATCACTATCAGTTGCAGGATTATATTTTTTACTATCGTCAAAGAAACTTATAGTAGTTGTAAATCCAAAATCATCATCTGCGTCAGCACTTGTTGGATCAGGTACTACAACAATCCTTTCTTCCCTTTTTGAAGTTGTGTCAGTATCACTATAAATGTCTGCCTGTGTTTCTTTGATAACACTTTGATTATTCATAGGACCAAATAAATATGTTTTTGCTGTAAATGATAATGTATAAATTACAGCACGTCTTTGTGTAAATGAACCATCGTAAGTATCTTCGTAACCAATATTTCCTAATATGATAGGTATATCTCTTTTAATTCCTAAATCTGGAACAACATTAACTGTTACTGTATAATCAGGTTGAAAGAATGGTAATATTTGTTCTATGATTTGTAAACCATCTTCAGCAGTAGCAGTGAACACATATAAATTCATACTGATATTATACGGCACAGGAGAATAATTGTAATTAAGTTTTTTACCGTCTTCACCTGATTTTACTTTAGAATACTTTTGAACTCTTGTCAATTTTCTACTTGAGTCATATGACAAACCTGTAATCTCAAAACCCATACGAGGTAATGTAGTTGCAAACTCTCTACTTTCTAAATTTGCTTGTTGATCTAATCTTACTAAAAACTTTTCTTTAGGTGCATATGCAAGAGGTACTTTAATTCTAGCAGTTACACCGCCTGTACTGTTTGTACGTTGTATAACAACATTATTAAAGATTTGTCCAAATGCAATAATAAGTTTTCTAAAACCTTGATTATAAAATCGTGTTCCTAACATTATAGATCAACCTCTCCAAATGGGTTACGTTCAGTAAAGTCTAATATATCATCTAATGCTGAGGCAGTATCAAAACCTGCTTCAGTATCTAAATCTGTATTTGAAGCATACGGTGATTGCGTTTGAATAGCAGCTTCTGTATAATCTTCATTTAATAAGAACGCAGGTTCACCTGTAGCATAACCTTGTTCTAACTGTATTGAACCTTCACCGTCTAATGCAACTTGACCACTTTCTAAAGTAAACTTGTAATTTAAAGTATTTAAAGTGTAAGTATCTTCAGCCTGATCTATAACTGTTTGACCTGTATTTAATTCTTCCGAACTGTATTCCCAACGTGTTACTCTTAATTTGTAAACTGGTAATTGACCGAGTTGAAAGAAAGGTTCCTGATCTTCTACAAACTGTATTTCAAAAAAACTATTCATAAGAGGGTAGTAAATAATGTCACCCTCGTTTGGTCTACCTTCAGCAATCAAACTATCTTTTTGACCTACGTGATAATCCCAACTTCTTTTAGACACCATAAATGTAGTGTCTTCTCTAATCTCTAATCCAAATTTAGATATTAATTCTTGTTGACCAGCAAAACCTTCAGTTGTTTCAATGTACATTTCAATTAACCAAGAGTCATCAAACCTAGAAGTAGTATCTTCTCCTAGAATTAAATCTCTATTGACTAGTGTACGTGGCAGGTAATAAACATCGTGGCCGTATATCTTTAGGCCTTCAACAATTAAATCTTCGTATAATCTTTTTTCGTTTTGATTACCAATGCCGTTGCCACCTTGAAAGTAATGATTAACTGGCATAGCATTATCCTATCATAAAGGTTGGATTCAATTCGTATGAACTTCTAATTTCGTTTTCTAATTTTTCTATGTCTTGTATTGCTTCTGAATAGATTTGTTGACCGTTTAAAGTAACACCACCTACCATTGCAACACCATTAAATTTAGATAAGTTAGCACCCCATTGTTTTTTAAATAATTGAGTAGTATATCTTTTTAAGTACATATCATTCCATACATCTGTGTAAGTTGCAGGATCAAGTTTACGATATGCCTCGATAACTAACCATTCATCTGTTTGTAAATCGTTAGTCCAATCCATATCAATGTATAATCTGTTTTCGTGTTGATTAAATCTTAATGGTTTTTCACCAACTAGAATATGGTCTAAGAAATCTAAATGTCTTAATACAATGTCATAGTTGATTACACTTGTAGATGAAAAGTCATATAGGTCATTTAATCTTAATTGATATCTAACATCAAATAAGTTCATACTACCTTTGTCTGAGAAAGGGAAAATGTTTATAACCGAAATTACTGTTTCAGGACAAACTAGATAGTTGTTATCTTCATACCAAGTAGTTGAAACACCATCTTTGGTGGCAGTTTCACTAGCTGGATTAGTAGCTGACAACCTTGCTTTATCAGCGGCTGTCAACTTATATTTTAGATAAGTTCTCTTAATACCATCATAGTGGTATTGTTGAAAATACTGTACAGCCTCGTCTATTCTGTCTTCTAACTGGTCATCATCAACATTAATCTCAATGACTGGTTTTCCAAGACTTCGTAAACAATACTGTTTTAATGTTTCTCTAGTTGCTGGTATGGCCATAAACTTATATTCCCTTTTACAATATTTATAAGAGAAGAAAAACGATTAAAACTAATATTAGAATTTATATCTAATAGAAGCTAAAATCTGTTGTCCGTGGTCTGTAAATGCGCCTGTATATACGCTAGTTTGCTCTTTATCGTGCAAATATAGGCCTAATTCTAAACCATCTTGTTTGTCAGGTCGTTTATTTTCATCATAGTTAGCATATATGTTATGTACGACACCATAAAAATTACCTGTATAACCTAAGTCATCATTTTCTGTTCTATGTGCTGTTACATATGTCTGAAGATTTAAATTGTACATTACGCCATAATCGTATCTATCTTTAGATGCTAAGCCTGTATTCTTGTCGTCCCATTTCTCAACACCCCATAACATTGGTACACCAAATCTATGTAAAGAACCACCTAATGACCAACCTTGCTGGTCGCCTTTATTTGTTTCTTCAGGACCTTGTACTGTCATATATGATAAGTCTGCATAACCCATTAAGTTAATTGTACCTGTTGCGTAACCTACATTACCATCATTGTCCCAACCTAGAGCAACACCCCAAGGCTTTTCTCTTTTTAGTCTGTAACTATCAAAGTCAAACTCATTATCATAGTTCCAACCACCAAAAGTTACAACTGTTTTTTCTCTATGGTCAATTCTATAATTAGTTTCTGTATAGATAAGAGGTACTGAAATCTTAGGAGTTTTTGCAAAACCTAATCTTTGTGCATCTGTTTCGCCAATGTAAAGTCTAGTATTATCGTTACCGAAACCAATTTGTTTTTCAACCAATGTGTTGTCTTGTGTATGGTCTAACTCATAATAACTATCGTATGTACCTGAAGCACCAACCCAATCAATACCTAATGATGTATCAACTTTAGTGCTAATGCCTAATTGAAACTCACCTCTACTATCCCAACCACTATCATATGTCTTATCGTTATAACGGCCTTCTAATTCACCATTGATAAAAAATCCACTAGGAATATCAAAATTGTTTTTCTTCTCTAAATCTTCAACTCTTTTTTGTAAATCAAAAAGAGTCCACTCATCACTTTTTTGTTCACTTGCAAAACTTGTTGTAAATGAAACCAGCCAAAGTAAAAAGGCTGTTACTGCTATTTTATACATTACTACTACTTTCTATTTTTGGAAAAAGATTGTCACTACAGAATAGTTTTATATCATCTTCCGGCAACCCTAAAGATTGCATTACTCGTGGTGTGTGAGGGTTTTGTTGTTGATGTTCACAATAATAATTCTGCGCTTTTATAACATCATCTCTTTCACTATCACCGTTATATTTACCAATACTATTTATATAACCGTGGAGATTGCCTAATGCAATGTCACAGATTTGGTTTAGTTCAGTAATGTCTTGTACATTACCAGCTGCTATCATTCCTCCACTAAAAATAGCCTTTGCCCAATCAGGCAACTCTCGTTCTTTACTAGGTTTAAAGTCTTTTACTTCGTTAATAAACCACTGTGTTAATGGGTGTTCTTTTTGCAATAAAGGTGAGAAGTCGTGGAATGCACCAGTGACTTTATTCTTTCCTGCAATCACATCAAAACCGTAAATTGGTCCACCGTTTGTTAACTCTGGAAATAAACAAACATGCATCATCCAAAGTCCTTTACTATCTCTTACATCAACCACATCAACATGGGCTCTTCTAATATTTTTATTTT